AGAATTTGATTGGGAAAAATACCAAGAGATGAACCCTGAAGCGATCCCGTTGTTTATTTTAAAAGGTGATAAAGACAACGACGACGATACGCCAGTAAAGCTTCGCCCATTTACCAGTAATATGGAAAAGCCACCGCAGGAGGGCGAGCGTATCTTTGCACTTCAGCCGCCAAAAATGTCGGTGTTAAAAGACCCCGCTAAAACAAAAAATAAAGAAGAGAGCTAACCTCTTTTTAGTTATTGCAAAAAAGCCCTAATTAAATATTAGGGCTTTTTTATTTTATTTAAATAGCTCGGCACTTACATGGGCAATCGGGCGCGGGCAACAACACTATCGGGCATTTTTTGAGCGAGTAAGCTAAGCGCACGCTCAATTTTTTTATGGGTTCTGTTCCCCCGGCGCGGTAAACAGCGTTGCCTTCAACGGTGATGTCGCCAGCACCAGAGCGCGCAATCGTCGTATCGCTGGCAGCGCCAACATTGATCGCCGTGAACTGCGGGCTATCCCCGGTTCCCATGCCCAACAGCGCGAGCATCTCGGTTACGTCAGGAGGCCAGATAACGGATAGAGTACGGGTGCCTGCGCCCCAACTAACGGCGGCGTTGGAGTTTGTCGAACGTTCTACAGTAGTACGGGCAATGGTGTCGGGTGTGGCGTCCCCAACTGTGTAAGTACCCCATTCCCAATCATTGCTTGCGCTACCCGTAACAAGCACATGGCAGGTATTGGTATCACCTATCTCAGCTACGAATCCCAAATATGCATCAGGGATAGTAGCGTCAAGGCTGTAAGTGCCCGTGCCGGTCGTCGTGCTGGTTTGTCGGACACGGGGTTTTGGTGCGGAGAGTGCCATTTAATCAGCTTTCTGGCATCTTGACAGTCCAGCCTGTGGTGCTGACCGAGACGCCTAATTATCGTGCTATTTACGAGATCCTGATTATCGCATTATTAGCATCGTTAGCGGGAAACTGGATCGTAAAGTCTCCTGCACTGGACGATTTATCAGCGCCAAAGTTGATAACGGCAACCGCCGGATATGCCGCATGATTGGTCGTTGAACCCGTACCAGCGGTATTTAGAGTGCTGTTATAGATCAAAGCCCCTCTCGCACTGGAAATCGTGGAGGTGGACCATGTACTGTCGGCGAAATCAAGAAACGCAGTAGGTACTGAACTGCTGTTATCCGACAAGGCAAGCGTAACGCTCGCAAGGGAATTACCACCAGCCGTGTAAGCGGTGCCACTGACCTCGTTACTGGTTGTATAGCCCGTGGTGTCCGCATCAATAGACGAACTATCGGTAAACATCGCAATCTTGAACGTATCCGCTGAAATGGCGCTCGAACCCGTGCGCGTGTGAGGTGTCCAAAAATGAATGCCCGCCATCGCCTCCGTCTTGAAAGTCCCGCACATTGCGGATGATCCAATTGTCATAACAATCTCCTTATGATCTCGGCAATGCCCGCCATCGCCTCCGTCTTGAAAGTCCCGCACATTGCGGGTGTTCCAACTACCACTATAGTCTCCTTATGATCTCGGCTATGTCATCATGGCCCTGCTGTTTCATCAGAGACCACATGGTCGTTCTCTCGCTCTGGGCCATCCTGTGCATATAGAAAACCAAAACTTCTTTCAACTTGTTCCTGTGGGCAAGTGCTTGATCACGTATGACAGAAGGTGCGTCCTCCGATACCAGCATGATCTTGTTCAAGGCCATTTCAGCCATCTCTTCTGCCGAATGACCCCTGTTCTCAGTGGTGAAAACCTGAACATCGCCCAAACCGGAAGAACCGATTGAATCAAGCATTACTGAACTTCCCTCCGAACTCTGTCATACCGGAACTGATCTCTAGTCTGTAGACCCTCTCCCAGATTCTTCAGCCACTGAATGGCTTCCATGAACCTGTTGTTATAAAAACCTAAAAGATCCTGCTCACCCTTCATAAAGGTGTACGCCTCTACAAGACTGCCATACAAAAGGCAAAGCTCTGCATTCGTCCCAATCCAGCTAGTTCCGTCGCCACTGGTCGTTATGGAAGTCGGACGATAGTAATAGTGTAGCTCCATCGTGTAATTATCATCTGGCGTAGGAGCCAGCAGGAAGGTCGTATCATCCCAGTCTGCGTAGTATTTCGGAGTTCCTGTGGTAGCAGGATTAGACGTGTAATCCTGCAAGAAGGTGACCTGCTTGTACAAAAGGAACTCGTTGTTTGAGCTACTGACCACGCTCAATGAATCCTGCGCCAGGAAATCGGAGGGTTTAGTCAGAAACTTGTTCGAGGAGGCCACGGAACCCTGTGAGGACTTCCGGAAAACATCTAGCTGGCACTCCTTGAAAATGCGCTCTTCCGCATTGAGAATGAAACGATCCAACTGGCTGTCGAACGTCGTTTCTGTGTTGTCCGTATAATCCTGGATAGCGGTTTTCAGGGTAGTGAATGTAAGAGCCATATCATGCACTCACGGTTACAGGACCGGCAGAGACGCTTCCTCCACCACCCCTGACATTGCCTGTCGTTGCGGTGCCGCTTCCAGATGTGAACGAATAACTGTCATCATCCACCTTGGTTATGGAAAATCCGCTTGAGTCCTCGATGGCGGCAGATGTGAACCCGTCAAACGCTTCCGAAGTACGGAAACGAACAGTATCTCCCGTGCTTCTTCCATGACCGGGCTCCGTCACCGTTATAACGGCAGAGCCGCTGCTTCCGGAAAGGAAAGGATTGAAAGAGAGGAGAACTGTTACAGCAGGCTCTGTTCTGTCGGGACGCGGATTTCTTAAAGCCTGGGGGTCGGCACGCGTTTTGACAACAGATAACTGAGGCTGCTTGGGTTCCCATTCATCCTTGCCAACAAGCATACCGGTCCATTCTTTGCGCATGTGTCGGAGTTTATAGGCCGCACCGGACCTGTCCGAAATCCCAAGGGCATACTTGTCTGAGGCATACTTAGCCATTACGAAACCGCACTCAAAGAACTGTAGGTCGGAACCAGAACAAGACTGGCCTTGTCCCTGTCTTCCTCTGCTGCCCGCAGGAACTCCTCTTCGTATAAGGCTTTCAAAATCTGGATTCTGTCAGGTGCCCTTTTCAGCGAAATGTAGTAGGCCAGACCTGCCGCCAGACATGGATAGAACCTGAAAGGCACCTCGACAGTATTTACCGACGTATCCGCATCATCAATCCGGACCAGACGGTCATAGATGAACTGATCAGTACTGTTCTCGGGTGTCGGCCAAACTTTGACGACCGGCGTAATCAACCTATCGACGTAAAACTGAGTGGGACGCCCTTTGGTGGATTTCGTGGCGATATTCAGATAGTCGTCCCGGCTGATCCTCGTAATTGCAATATCAGAGCTATCGCGTCGTATGACACCTGAAAGAATATCAATGGTAGACTGGGTATCTTCTAAGGATGCCGTGGATGTCGTGGTGGTCGTGGCGGAACTGGAGGAACCCGTTATCGTCTCACCAGAGGTGAAGGTCCCGGAAGGCACTGTTATCGTCATGGAGGTGGATGCGGGCTTCGTTATGAGAGAAGCGGTCGCTGCACTCGTGCCACCCGTAATGGTCTCGGCTATCGTGAAACTGTCGCTGTCACTCACAGAAAGAGTGATGGTGCCGACAGGATATTCCGCGATGTCCTTCGCAAAAGTCTGTGTGACCTGCTCTATCGTCCACCGATTAAGGCCACGATTGGCCCAGTCCGCAAACAACAGGTTCAGAGATCTTCGTGCAGTCTGGGCGTCATAGCCAGTACGAAGCTCCAGACCGCAGCGCTCGAAAGCCTCTTCTACATACTCCGCTACATTAGGCTCAAAGTCCTTAGATCCAGAGACTGCCATGACACTTAAAACCTTTCATCCTAACCCCAAAGAGCGGCTTTTATGGCAATCCCCAAATGACCAAGAACCAGCACCCCTACTGTCCACATAACCTTCTGTACGCCGTCTATGGACTTCTGAAGATGGGCGATATCATTATCCTTGATGGTATCAAGTTTCTGACCGAGAAGTCTGATATCACCACGAAGCTCGATGATAGCCAGCTCGTTCTTTCGATCCAGATCATTAGTCATAACCTATACCATCAATACTCTTTCAAGCAGTAGAGAACTACAGAGTATGTGTCACCGCTGGTGTGGCCTACAGTCGTGAACTTTATGTCCCCTGTTTTGCCACTAGCAGCAGCCACATTGGGAAGACCACTGATATCCGAGTAGTCTAGGGTATCGGAGTAGTCCGCTGGGAGTTGTGCAGCAATGACATTAGTGGAGGCGTTCCAAAGAACCTTAACCCCCATT